TACATTGACCAATGCTGAACAAAACTGGGTTGGTGGTGAGGATTGGAGTATTCAAATTCATTATAAAAATTTATATATAACATTTTCTCAAAATATAAAAGTGTGCATCCAGCACCCGAGTATTATTTTTGGGTATGAAAAGTACCGCGAACAGGTAGAGGGAAATTTAATAGAACACTACAATGGGTACAAATTCTATGGACAGTGTGTGGAACGACCATGTTGGGTTTAAATAAAAAAAACAAAAAAGAACTTTTAAAAAATACCTTTCAAAAAAAGGTAATAAAAACAAAAAAAAAATAAAAAAAAATAAAAAAAATGTGCATTTTTTTTATGTAGAAAATTGAAAAAAAATATATATAAAAATTAGTACATATATATAAACACAATGGCAACTATCATGCATAACACTGCTTCTATCGCAGCACGCTACAAGCAAATTATTGACTGGAAACGTTGGTTTTCGGTTGTTAACCAACTAGGAGACCAGTGTAATGGACGAAAAGATCGGTTTGATAAGGCAGATATTCTCGAGCAAGCAATTGAAATCTGTTCCAATGAAAAACTTAGATGGGTAGATGGAATTGGACGAGACCATCATGATACAGAACTCAATTTGGATATTGAATTTAAGTTTTCGAAAAAGGCTCTCTTCAGTGAAAAAACAAAAAAACCAACAAAAACTGTTAAAATGAAAATTAAAAATTCACTAGGTGAAACTAAATCTACGGAAATAGCCGATCCTGCTGATTATTATATGTTTGCGCAAGGAAATGCAGTAGGTATCATTTCATATACAGAAATGCTACCTTACTTAAAAATTGTGGGAGATGGTCTTGCAACAGAAATTCCTAATGATAAAATCACTTATATTATCGAACCCAAAGACTGTAAAACTCTGGCTACAAATCCAGAATGCATGAATTATAAAGAACGTAAGCGTGCAATGCAACGGGAGTTTATTATGAGCATTCCGGTGACTTTTTAGGATCTAACGTAAGACTGTTTAAAGATGACTGTTAATTAGAAAATTTAAATATTTTTTTACTTTTTCTTTTTCTTTAAAATATGTTGCATAATGAACTGAATGGTTTAACATTGGGAAACTTACTTTATAACTGTCATCTACAATTGATACATTGATTTGACTCATATGATCATCTTTATAAAAAAATGATAAAATACTATCTGATTTTTGATTATACTCATAGTTTTTTTCAATAAGTAGTTTTTCTTGCTCTATAAACATAATGTTTAATTAATTACGTGTTTGTATATTTAAACTATTTTTACTATTCTTTTCTTTCTCTTCTTTTTCATACTCCTGAATTAAGGTTACAATATGATTTTCAATAGTTTTTTTAGAATCAAAATTAACAATTTTGAATGCATCTCCTTGGTCATAATATCTTCTCATTCCAACATAGAATTTCTGATTTTCATCTCTATATCCAAATGCACGAAATGGATATTTTTGAGTAATAGTTCCCTCGATGTTGACTGAAATTCTCTTTCTTCCGAACCCAAAATGTTTATTATTTTGGAAATCTTGAAAACATAGTTGTTTTAGATTATTGTTTTTTTCCGAATGTACATTTTCAACTATGATTTTATGTAGGTTTTGGTGTGAATGTTGCATATTTAGGATATTTGATATAATAATGGTATTTATCTGTTGATTTTTTATTCAATTTTAATTTTAATTATCTAAATATATGTTATACTATGTTTGATGATTATGTGGAATTTGTTAGCAAATTTAACGTATTGGGGTTAGCAATAGGTTTGATGATTGGTGGTAATTTAAAAGATGTCGCCGGTGATTTTATTGATGATATTCTTATGCCATTTGTAAATCCAATATTAAAAAAAATATCAAATGGCAATGAAGATGGTATTGTATTGGCTATTCCAGGAAGTGAAATTAAACTTAAATTAGATAAAGTTGTTGCATCTGCTATTAAATTCGCATGTTTATCTATTATAATTTTTGCTCTTATTAAATTTGGTGTTAAATTAAAAAAACCTACTCAATGGGTTTCTGTTAGAAACTTAAAAGAAATAAAAAAAGTATTTGCAAAATAATGAATATATATTTCATAATTCTTAATTTTAATGACAAAATAAATTATCTTAACATTAAGTATTATGTTACAAAATTGTAGGAGATTTTTTAGTACTAAATATAAATTTATAATAAAAAATAAAAGAAATGAAAGAATAATAAATAAATTTTTTGATAAAATTTATGAGAATGAAAATAATAAAAAACAGTTAGTAAAAAAGGAAAATGTATCTGATGTTAAAAATATTAAAGAAAATGTTAAAAAATAAAAATAGCCGCCATTGGGGATTGAACCCAAGACCTCCACATTACAAGTGTGATGCTCTGCCACTGAGCTATGGCGGCTACACTATAAATAAAAAATTTTATCTTTATATTATTATTATTAATAATAATTTTAAGAATTTTTAAGATTTAAATACAATTTGGTCCGCCAATGACTGATTCTTCCTCGTTATGGTCTTCGCCAAAATTAAATGATATTACGCCAGTAGGGGGTCCAAATTCAAATACAGGTCTATTGTTATGTTGAATGGGAGTAGAAGAAAGTTTAAATTTACTTTTTTTAGAACTGTGTGACTCTTTTTCGGTTTCGATATGTTGTGTGAATTTTTCATATTCATCTGTTTTTGTATTGCTTTTTGTGATTTTAAAATTTTTTCTGGACATACGTTTTCTTTTTTTAGGAGCCAGATTTACTATTTCAGGAAATTCATCAACAAATTTTTGAATCCTTTCTCGTTCTTTTACAAATGCACTATAAAATGCATTAGAAATATATGGGGGGCTGTGGCCATTCACGTAGTTTTTTAATGTGTCTGAGATTCTGGACTCGTCATTAATACAAAATGATCTAGCAGCCATCTTTGCATTTGTAATAGCACTCGTTTCTTGAATAAGTCTGTTAAGAGTAATCTGTCTTGTGAGGAGACGATCTGTATCTATTTTTAGTTTAAAATGTTTATTTACCAATCTTATATGTTTACCTTGAAGATTGTTTGATTTTTCTAGAACATGCATGTAATAACCATATTCGGATGAGATAGCCATTTCCAATTGTTCGGGAGTGTAATGTGCATTAGAATCAATTAATGCTCTACAAAGAGGACAAGATGCATTGGTCTGAATCCATCTGTAAAAACAATCCTTGCAAAAATGATGATTGCATTTTGTGACAACATTGGTATCCATTGTAAGAGTTTTATAACACACACCACACTCATAACTGTCATGTTTATTTTCTATAGGTTCTTCTTCTTTTTCTTCGTCGGAAACTTTTTCTTCTTCAACGAAAAGATTATCGTGGTCATCAGAATCATCGGCGGTAATTTCTTCTAATTCAGAAATAGAATCATCTTCAGAAGGATCATCGAGTAGTTCTTCTACAAAATCTTCATCGCTTTCATTAAATACTTCTGTAGGGGCTTCTTCGATAGGAATTGGATCTGGTACTTTCTCCTCATTATCTGACGCGAGGGGAGAATGCACAATAGATGGCTCGAGAATTTCTGGTTCAGGGACATTTTGTGAGAATGTAGACTGATTTGAATTTTGACTCATGTTAATAATATTTTGTATGTAGGTTTTATATCGATAAAAAAAATGTATTATTTTACTTCAATTTTCATAATATCTAATATTATCAGTATAAATTATTAATTTGTCGATCCCTACGGATAGATTCGTAAATAGATGTTAATCTTCTACTATTTAACTCAGGTGTACTAATTATAATTGTTCTATTTAAATTATTTGTATCATTATTTGTATCATTATTTGTATCATTATTTGTATCATTATTTGTATCATTTTTAATGTTGTCTTCTATTTTATTAAGTTTTTTTCCTGTTTTATTTACTTCATTTTTTAACCAACTTAGTTTTTCTCGAAACCATTGTACTTGTCTTGAAAGTTCTTTTCTCTGTCCTATCATTTGTTTAATGTGTTGATGTTCTTTTAGTTCTTCAGAATTTACTAATATTGAGTGTCGGCATAATGCACATGTATTGTTTTCTTTTGTCCACTTCCAAAAACATGTCTTGCAAAAACTATGCCCACACTCGGTATTTACAACAGTTCCAGGTGTTAATTTATCGTGACAGATTGGACAATTCATTTATGAATAAAAAATATTTATTTATTAGTGTTTTATTCAATTTTCCTTTATTTTTAATTACAAATGTAATATTCATACATGTCGTCAATATTACATGATGTACTTATATTTGTTGTAGCAATATAACAACTGCGACATAATTGACCTAGATCTTTAATGTAAGACTGCCTTGAATAAATCCCTGAATGCCTTTTATATATTGTATCTTGCTTGCATACAATACATTTTTCATATCTGTTTGGATTAGGGTATGCATCTTGTGGGTTTTCGGACATATATAAAATTGAATGTTATTTTATTACTAAATATTTATAGTAATATTATAATATTATTACAATGAATGCGACAGAATTGGAAATTCTTCGAAACCAAAGTGACGCTATGACACTTATTGGCGTGTTTGTTATGACATGTATATTTGTCATAGGAGGCTGTCTTGACAATAATGACTAATATTATATTATTGTTAATATAATATTAGTCATTATTGATAAATAGGTTAATTAAAATATTATTTATTTATATAATGGAAAATTCACAAAATAATATAAAAAAAATTATTAATAATATTCACACAAAAAGAAAAGGAGTGGAAAATAAAAACATATTGTTTAAATTAGGCAATATAAATTTTAATAACGATAAATTAATGGCTTTTTCTTCATTTGTTTTAGTCATTTTTTTTATGTTTTATAAGGATAAATCAAAAAGAAAAAAATTATTTGAATTGTTTTATAACAAATCTTTTGTTGTTTCTGCTTTTATCGCATTTGTATTTTCAATATATACGCTTTATTTTATTCCACATAATGATGATGGTCGTAAATTATCAACAGCAACAAAGCATGCGATAATAGGATTTTTAATAGGCATGTTACATCATTTTGAGTTTCAAATAGGTCCATTTTGGTTTATATGGTTAGCCTCCTACTATTTAGATATGAATGAGTAATTTGATTACTTATTATTTATGTTTATAAATAATATAAAGAGAATTTGTAATACTTGTTTGTGAATAATTAGTTTGTAGGTTATGCTCTAGTTTTGCAGTCGTATGAAAATTGATCCGTAATATAACATGAGAATAGTCAGGTATTCACAGTATAAAATATTGTGATATGCTCGGTTAGTTCAGTTGGCAGAACATCGGTCTTATGAGCCGAAGGTCATGGGTTCAATCCCCATATCGAGCATAAGTGACTTTACAGCAATTTCAAAAATCATAAAGATTATTATGGGTCACAGCATTTATGCCTTAGTATAGGCCTTGTATATACTAAAATTTTGATCAAATATATTTATGGAAATGTACAGCAAATATCTATCGCTTTATATGACCGGATGCGGGTTCGATTCCCGTTGCAGCACATCTTATGATGTGGGTTGGTACCTATGGAAAACTGCATCTGTTTCCAGAAATCCAAATATATTTTATTGATTATTCCAGAATTCCCGAGCGGTCAAAGGGGGACGACTTAAGATCGTCTGCATATGCTTCGTGGGTTCAAATCCCACTTCTGGAATTGGTGTAATGATAGATGTATCATATTTTTTTTTAATTGTTTATTAAAATAGTTTAAATATTTAGGCTGTATTTATATTGGAGTGAGAGTCT